CATTCCCAAAATAGTGCTTGATAAATTAACAATATCTCCAATCGCTAAATCCAGAGCTTGATAATTAGCTTTTAAAGATAATTTTAAATTGTTTCTTGATCTGTTAAGAATAATTTTACCAAACTGTAAAGCCTGATAAGGATTGTTGATCGTGTCTAAAGTAACATTAGCCTCTTGCAAAAAACCACCATCTTCGGTTTTTAATGTTTCATGTTCTGCTGATGTCTCAGGATAGACAACTGTATCGGCTTGATAATTTTTATCAGGATTAACATAATTAATAACAACTCTATTAAACTTTTCATTTTTTCGTTCACTTTCTAATTTAATTCCACCAATAATATTATCCTCATTTAAAGAGAAGGTAGCTGTTCCTGTGCTTTCAATTAAAAGTTTAAATTTTCCTTGAACATAAGGAAGTAGTCCTCTCATGCCTTTTAAGAATACTTTGACGTTTTCTAGTATTTTTTTATTGGTATTGATAACAGCGTGACATTCAAATAATTTTCCTGTGGTTGAACCATAATATGTGACTGTAGTATCTGCAATTTGAGACGCAGTATAAAAAGTTGATAAATCTAAATCATTATCAGATATTCCTTTTCCATATCGTTCATTTCTTAAAAAATCTAATAAGCACCAGACAGGATTGATAGAATAAACTCCAGTTGTTTCATTCCCATCACTATCAAAGGTGGAGACTTTTCTTCCTTGTATTTTTACTTTGATATTTGGGATGCCTGTATATTTGTCACTATCCCATGTAAAACGAAAAGCAATATAGCAAACTCTTGATAATTTATGATTAGAAGTCCAGCTTGACAATGTAGATAATAAAGATGAAGCTGGTTGATTACTTACTTCCGTTCCATAAAAAGGTTGAATTTTTATCGTGTCAGCATATTTGCTATCATCAGATGTAATAGTAACGCCATGAGAAAATCCTGCATCAAATGTGACAACGCTATCATTAACTTGAATTTCTGTAATGGCATTGATTTCACCTTCGCAAATAACCATCGCACCATATAAATAATTATTATCTGTACCTGAAGTTTCTAAAAATACTCTTGTGCCACCAACTAGTCTTTCTCCATAAATGACAGGAATTTGTGCATTGTTGGATTGTTTATTGAGTTGCGTTCCTCTGATCTCTTCAACTTCAGGGGTGTCAGGTATCTCAGGAATATCAATAAACCATGAGACGACCTTTTGAGCTACGTCTTGAATAAAATCTATTACCTGACCCATTTATTTGTAATCCTCATCACCTTTGTTATATCTTCATTAATTCTAATCCAAGCCACTTCTTTATCATATTGCATATCTGAACCGAAATGTTTCTTAGCCCACTTAATCATATCTCTTAAATTTTTTCTACAAAGTAAATGGACAAAACAAAGATTATCGCCACAATTCCAATTTCCGTAATCAATAATTCCATGCCTTGTAAATTTTGTTTTTGTTATATCGTTTAAATATGCCCAATTTAAAAATCCTGTTATTTCTTGATCTCCAAATATCTTATATTGTTGATGATAGAAACTAGGTTGAATTTGTTTTTTGATTACCTGAGTTGGAATATCTTTATATTTCTGAAATGATTGAAAAAAATAAACAACCTCATTAATCAACTACTTCTACCCCATAAAATATCTTGAACTGTCAAACCAGCATATTCAAATCCTCGATCATTAGGAAAAAATCGTTGTTGACTTCCCTCATTTGTTTTTCTTCCTGCTATTCTGCTAAAATCAGAAAAATGAGAGGTACAAATTAAATCAATGGTTGCTTTGTCAGTGTTAATTCTAAAACTTTCAATGTAACCTTTATCAAATTGATAAGTGTCAATTAACGCATCTGAACTATTTAATAATCCTATATCAATAGTGACTTCATCATTACTGACATTGTTATTGAGTAAAATAGAAGTGTAAGCACTATCAACAGCCGACAACCTGACTGTAAAATTAGCCACATCTAATTCTGCGTTTTCTGACTTGGCTGTAATTGATAATAAATGACCAGAGGCTGAATAAGTATTAGAGTTATGAGTTACGTCTTTGTAATGATTGGTTAATCGTTGAGGGGTTGGAAAATTAATCTCTACTAATAAAATAGGTTTAATATTATTAGTGGAGAGTTCTGTTAAAAGGTCAGATGATAATCCTCTAGCCATTAGAGAGCCTCAATAAAATCTATTTCGTATCGATAATAATTATCCATTCCCACATTAAATTCTTGAACATCATTCGTTAGTCTAACAGTAAATTCTACATTGTCATAAGTGACACTAGAGTCATCAGCTAGTGCTTCTCTTAATGGTGGCTCAATGGTGATAGTAGTCGCACCTGCTGAAGATGTAGCATCAGCCACAACCATATAAACCTTATCATGCGAAAACTTAATTAAATCTCCAGCCTTTAAAGTTCCAGTCATTCCATCAATATCAATCGTTGTATCTCCAGCAGAATGAGAGCCATTGACTAAGACAGTTCCAGAGACATCACCTTTTGCATTTTTTAAATCTGGTAAAGCTATATTAAATGTTTCTTTTTGAGATCGTTGTCTCATAATAAAAGCTAATACTGGTGCAAAATCAGATCGACTCATTGGTGGATAACTAGCAGAAAATTTAAATCGTTGTCCATCAACTTGAACACTAAACATTTTTCCTGAGTCAGTAGTAGAAGTGAGAGTCTTTTGCTCACTACTAAAATTCATTGATCTAAATTCTGGGGTTGTGGGATATGTTCCTGACATTAGATTAAAGCCTCTTTTCCTTGTACATTTAACGCATCATTAATGACATTAATAATCGTTGATCGTCTTTTAATCAAGAGATCATCAAACCCTTCCGTATCATTAGCCATAATTGTAATATTAACATTGTTTGTTGTTCCTAGTTTATCGTTAGGAATAATAGTTCCGTCTTGATCAGGTACAAATAACTCAGCTCCTCGTTCTCCCACCATGTATGCCTTACCATAACCAGTAGCTCCACCCATTGGTCTTGAACCTTGAACATATCCACCATCGGCTCGTGATCCTTCTACTTGACCACCATTAGCACGACCACCACCAAATAAAGCTAAGATTAAACGCAAGCCTATTTGAGTTCTCAGTTGATCATTAACTTTCTTTTCTTCATCTGCCATGCTTCTAATTTTCTTTAAGAGAGGATCAAAAATAAATACTTGTAATCCTATTTGAATTAATCCTTGAACTAATTGCATCACGACATTCCTAGCTAATTCTCTCATTCCATCTTTTAAACTTTTGACTCTAAAGATTGCATCTGTAAATGTTTTTGCAAAACTTTCACTTAGGCTTTCTGTAGTAGAAATCAAAACGTCAAATGCTCCGACTTTTAAATCAGACATTTTAATCATAAACTTCTCTAGGTTAGATAATTGGAATGTTTCTCTAAATTGATCATGCAATTCTTCCAATGATCCATTAAGAGTATTTACATTTTGACTAAAATCTTGTAATTGTTCATTTGTTTCAGTGGTCTTTTCTTTGGTTTTTTCTATTTCTTGAGATACTGGTTGGAAAGAATTTTTAAGACTTTCTAATTTTTCAATTAACTTACTAGCAGTTTCACTAAATGCCCCAAAACCTTCCCTATCTAATTCTTCAATAAAATCAGTAAGAGTTTTAAATCTTAATTCTAAACCAATTAATTCAGTTTCTAATTCACCAGCTTTTAAACTGTCTCTTAGTTTTTGTACTGGACTTTTATCTGTTTCATCTCTTAATTCAGATATTCTTTGTTTTAATTCAGAAATCTTTTCACTTTGTGTATCAAACCTTTCATTTAAATCATCCATACCTGTGATCATATCGGTAGGCGATTTCATAAATGCTTTCATGGAGATTTTTAAATCTTCAAAGCTGGCTATTAATGAAATAATTCCTCTAATAGAATTTTGAACTGATGTGAGGATTGCATCAGAAATATTTTTGGCAACTGTTTGTATTCTTTTTTGCCCATCTTCAGTTGTGGTTAATGACTCATTAAAATCATCAATCATTCCTGTCAAGGCTGGGGAAAGATTAGCAACGATTTGATCTCTAATATTACCAAAGGAAGTTTTAAGTCTAACAATCGAGTCGTTTAAATCCTCAACTTGTTTTACTTGTCTTTCATTTAAAGCACCAAATTGTTCAGACTGTTTTCTAAATTCTTCAATCTGTTCTGAGCCACCTTTTAAAACATTGATGAGTTCAGCACCACGACCACCAAATATTTCAATGGCAAATTTAAGTTT